CATATCCTTCTTTATCGTAATAAAGGGCACGGATACAACCTGTTTCAATATTACGAATACGACCAAAATTTGAAACTTCATAAGTTGGTTCTTCTGTAAATTGCTTCCAAATTTCTTCTTCGCCCTCTTCTGGTAAGATAGTTGGTTCAATTAGATTTAGTTTAAACTTTTCCATTTTAAAATAGCCTCCAAATTATTTATTGCTAAATTTTTCGGCGGTTTTGTTTAAGTAGATATAGATTTTTTCTTTTTCTTCTGGCGTTAAGTGCTCTACTTGCCCAGAAGCGTATTTACGCAGACGACTGTAAGAAATTCCCGTAGCTTCTGCGAGTGCTCGTTTATTGAAATTTTTTATAATTTTTTTCATACGAAATAAATCTCCTCTTATCCCGCCATTATATATGAAAAATTCAACAATTCACTGGAACAATTTTGTCCCAAAAATTTTAGAGATTAGAAATTTTTCCTTTAATATACTTTAATTCTTTTTCTATCTTCTTTTGGCTATCCACGAAGGTGCGGGCAAAATCTACTTGTAAATTAGAGATTTCAACTGTATCTCGTTCGCTTTCATAAGGATAACGGACTATTTTTACGACACGCTGATATTGTTTAATACGTTTAATCTTATCAACAATCATAACCGCGTCGCCAATAGAAACAGAATTACCTAATTTGGACAGGGTTAATTTATAACTTGCTCTTGGCATTGCGATTTGATTAAGATAATTTTCTGCTTTGCGTTTTAAAATATCAGCGACCTCGATATCCTCATCAATCCATACTTTTTCAATATACTTATTGCTATAAGTAAAATTCTCTAAATAGTTTTTGTCATTATTAACTACCGCTATTGTTAATCCATCCTTTCCATAAGGGTAAAGGACAGTGGCATAATCATAAGTATTAGATTGTTTCTTCAATAATTTTAAGTTAAGTTCATTAGAGTAATAAGCCCCTAAATCACTACCTAAAAAATCATATACACGCATTATCTTATTTTTTGTATCAAACCAAATATCGTGCCCACAATAGGCTCTTACGTCTTTTATAGCGTCCAGAGCAATTATATTGGCTTCTTGTTTAGTCATCATAGTTCTATTTTCGCTATTATACTCCAATTGCCAATCAGTATTCCACAAACAATACTCATAAATAGATTGCGGGTTCATATCCAGACAGTCAAAATATTGGAATAGAGAGCCTTGAAGACTTTCAATATTAGGGCTACAAAAAACTTGAATATATTCGTTATCTTCATTAAGTATTTCTTTAATTACATAACTATAATCCTTGGTTTCTACATAATTTTCTTCTTGTAGAATTTCTAAATTATAATCATTACAAATGGCTTTGAAACGCAGGGATTTAGTCCCCGCGTCCAAAGTCTCAATTGTATGAACATCTTTTAGATTACTATCCAGTAGGGCAAGAAAATTATGCTCGGTGTCATACACTTTTATCATAATTTTCCTCCTTAAATATAACGAGGGTTATATTCTATTGAAATGGATGCCTGTAATCCGTTATTAATTTTTACGACATTTCTGCCGGGTTTTAGTTTGGGGAATTCCCAGGCGTCATAAAGCCCAAACGCATTCTCGTCATTGACAAGAACCGTGCGGTTTTCGCCGTCAATAACTAAATTATCTCCCATTTTAATACCCGAAACATTAATAGGTTCGTCGCTTAAACCCTCTATTGTTAATTTGATGAAATCCACCTTGGGGATAAAAGTAATTATACAAGGGGCTGGGGCAGTCCCGTTATTTACGATAACAAAACTGCTCCCAGTTTCATCAAACTCTATTGGAAAATAATTTTGTTCCATAGGTTTGACCTCCTATTTTACAGAACTTCACTCGTATTGTTAGCGAGTTGTATCCAACCGCGACCAGTATAAGCCCAGTCAGGATTGTTAGTGCTTACATAAGGAACAGTAATACGCTCGCCGTAAAGGTAAATGCCGAGTTTATATTCTTCATTTGCTATTGGCACAGAGTAGTAATTAGTATCTCTCGCAATTGCGTAGTTCTTATTTACTTCGGTGGTGTTAAGAGAAGTATAACTCTCTGGCACCCAGAAGGAACCATCAAAGTAATAACGTCCATTATCTGTATCATAGTAATAATATGTAGTTAAGATATTAGAAGCATTACCATAAGAGTAAGTAGTGCCCTGTGCGTCTGCCGGATTAGTATAAACATAGAAATTCATAGAATTATCTGCGTCATTAACCAAGCAGATACTCTGTTGTAGTTTAGTAAGTTTTAACTTATCAAACTCACCAGCGTAAATAGAAGAAGTTTTACTTTCGAACCATTGGTCGCAAGAGAAATACCATTCACCAACTACTCTATTGTCTGCGTCAGCAGTATATTTAGAAATAGGAATTATTAAGCCCGGCACTAATTGACGATTTTCAGGAGCATAAAGGTCAGGATACTGATAAGTTTGAACTTCACTATTGGTTTGAACAATATAATCTGCTTCGGTAGAAACAAAGTCCCATCCATTGAAGTAATTATAAGGTTCGTCAATACTCTTATTGCGTAGAGCCACAATGCTATCAGGCACTGCCAAGAATTCACCCGTAATTAGATTATACCAGCCATTATCGGGTATTCGTAAATCTTCACCATTAAATCTATACCAAGTGCCTTTTGGAACGGGAACCCAATAGTCTCTAATTAAAAGATTTTCATAGACGCTAACATTATAACCTAATGTAGTAGAACCGCCATTCGTAAAATCTATATATTTAATATTGGTATATCTCATTTTATAAGCAGACGTAGTATCTGCGATATCAGTTAAACTATCGTCGAACGGTTTAAACGCATACTTACCATATAGATTTGTATTATCTTTTATGATTTCAAATTTACTTGTGTCTGGATTCCAGAAGAAATACTCATATGGTTTTTGTGTATATACATCTTGTGTGCCAACAACCACGTTAGTAGTATTTCGGCAATTAGATATATTGGCTTTTAAGCATAAACCGGGGGTTATTTTTTCTGGAATTATTGGTGCCTTATATTTTATCGTAGTGCCTGGAAATGGTTCCATATCATTTTTAGTATTACGACCTCGTGTGGTTCCAATATTCACACTGGGCATATAATCATCTATTCGTAATGAAGTGCCCGCTGGAAGTCTTTTATTGGTTTCACCTGGTTGTGAAGCACTATAATAATAACTATCAAATGTAGAAACATAAGGATAATCATCATAAGGAATATTGACAATTTCTACCGCATAATCAATATCATAAATATTATCAGTTGGAGGATAATCCGGATTATTTAAGTCTAATCTCAACTGAATATTGACTGGAATTTTTGTCCTCTCATTAGCAGGACCAATCTTGGGATGTTTAATCTTGTAAGTGTTTGGATAGAAAGGAGCATATAGAACATATTGAGAACCAGTTCTAATTAACTCTTCAAATGAGAACACAATATCGCCAGAAGCGTCCCAAGAACGAGGGTTCCACATATAAATGCCGTCAGGATAGCCCGCAGGTCTATACAAATTCTTATCAAAACCGAAATAATCCCAGGTTAAAGCGAGTGGAGTATCACGATAAAGTTGTGGATTAATAGGCTGATTATTTTCATCTACACGCCAAGAGGTTTCAATGAAAATATCCCAGTCGGGGTTCCAATCACTCATAGAACAAGAGAAACCGGCACGACCTAATTCATTAGCCTCGTTCTTATTATCCTGATAATAAATACAAGTATAATTATATACTGTTTCAGGATATACGAAATCTAATTCGTGAAGTGCGGAGAATGCCTCGTAAGTATATTCACCGGTGTATTCATAATTAGTGAAATCGTGGAAACGTAGGCGTTTAGCTTCTGGGTAAATACCTACATCAGCCAAAGAAGTGGCAGTGCTAAAATCTATATCATTCAAATCGATTGCGGTTAAGCCTAACGCATTATACAACTTACCTGCCTGGTTAAAGGAAATATCTTCTGCCTTAACCCAACTCTCAACCTCTGGGATATAGCACCATAAGCGGTCGATAGTAAGTTTATTAATATGGACTTCACTCTTAAACGGAATAGTGGCAGTTGCTTCATCAGGAACATCGTAGTCTGGGTTCTGTCCAGGACCGGTCATAGGCTCGGTCGCACTTAACATAATCCAACCTACTGGATATTCTTTTAAGCGACCCCAACCATTACGCTCTTCAATGATAGTGTAAGTATCACGTTCAATTATCATCGCAAGAGTTTGATATTTACGAGCAGGTCCTCTATGGATACCAGCGTATTTATTCAATACTCTTACCTGATAAGGAATGAAATATTCGAACTTTTCATCTTCGTAGAGAGCATCGTGATAGTGGTTGTAATATTTAATCGCACCATTGGGGTTCAATACTACGCCGTCTAAATCACAATTTAAGTAATTGGGGTTTTCTTCATCCACAGTAATTAAATCAGTTTCATAAGCACCACCGCGATAATATTCTACGTATAGAATATTGTCTGCTTCATCCGCAGTAAATTTATCATAAACTACTATTGGAGATGGAGCGTCAATGAATGCCTGGATATTATTACTTGCGATAATATTTTCATCAAATACTAATCGTCCGTGTTTGAATTTGTCATCATAGTATAGGTCTAAATCAATACCAAGGTCGGCTAAACTATTGGCGTTTTTGATATCTTCAATAGAGTAGAAAATATCTTTGGAGCCTATACGATAATTATCTTGATAATATACAACAGTCTTGGTGAATGTTCTTAATTTATAATAAATATTCGCCAAACCTAATTCGTATATTTCTTTTAAGGACATACTCTGGAAGGAAAGGTCCGTGTCTAAATCTATCATACCATCCAAATGAAATTCATCAGGTTTATAGTCATTAAAACGTAGCATATCTTCCAGGGTTTCTTCTTGTGGATTGTAATAGGTAGGAACATCTACATATTGATTGGCGATAAACGCGTTATCCCAATCATAGTAGTTTTCAGTAATTTTGCCGTAAATTAGTGGGTCATACATTACTTGGAGTGGTAATACTTCTTCTGGTTTAATAGTGATAACTTTTTGAGCCAACGCAAGATTGCCTTGGTCATTGATACCACTAAAATCATTCATAGTATATGTGCCACCCTCATTGCTATTACCAAAGAAGATTTCGGTGATTAAGTCAAATAAGCCATTAGCAGGCATTACATAATCAAAAATCTTGTCGCCTTCGGCTACGGGGATTAAATCACGAACAAGACGGTCTCTATCATAAAGTTTTAAACCCCATACATAGCATCCACCAACCTGCGGATATTGTGGCATTGGGAAACTGGCGTAGTTAATATTTCTGGTTTTAGAAACTGTTTGATAAATGATATTACCCTGTGTGTCAGTTCCTACGCCTTCCAAAGTTTCTATAACAATAGAACCGTAATTTTCATCTTCGTAAGGATTAGTTCCTATCACGGCACTCTCTAAATTGTTAGGAGTTCCCATACCAGAAATGGCAGGGAATAACATCGGGTTGAAAGGCATTATATTAACTTTTCCGGTATTTGGATTGGTAGCCTGGAATAAAGTGAAAGAACCGCGAGGCTGTTCTCTTCCTTCAAAGAAGTCATTATCAGTATTTTCGAACTGAACTTGATAAGGAGAATTCATAGTATTTTTATTATAAATTTCAGCATAATTATTATACGCGTCTATAATAAAGGTAAAAGGATTACCAAATACTTTTCTTACGGCTGGATTAACTTCTTCTCCCATCTGTCCTGTGCGTCCTAAACAAGAAAGCCAACCACCTAATTTAGTTTCACTCGGGAAAGGTATATCTATTTTTTGAGAAATACCATAAAAATTAAACGCATCAATTTCATTATAATTATCATCGTAGGTGCGGGCTACACCTCTACGATAGCCTCCCATTAAACCAATAGCAGATATAGGCACGTCAGCACCAGGATTAGTAGGACCGCCGGCACCGGTATAATAAGTAAAACCATCGAAAGTCTGTGGTCCCAAAGCCGTATAAACCCAACTGCTTACAACAGGAATACGAGGACGCATAGAGAATGTGCCCTTTCCTTTTGCTCCATAAAATGGGTAATCTGTAATATCAAATGTTTCTCCAAGAGGTGTAGTAATAGTAGTTCCATAAGGACGTTGGCTATTAGGGATAGTATTTAATGGAGCGTGATAACCCATAAAATTCAAATAGTCAAAACTCTGTGCTCCATAAGATTGTCTGGCAACTGCCTGGGTCAATCCTAATTCTTTTTGTGTGTAGCCTAAACCAAGAGCATATCCAGTGAATTCTACACGAAGTCTGCCGATTTCTTTTGGGCGATATCCTAAATCAATATAAGGAATGCGTCCCGCCACAGTGCTTAAATGGTTAAGAATACTATGAGAAGTTGAAGTATCAAATCCCCAATATAGCACTTTCTGTTCATAAGATGCGTTTTCAGGGTCATCAGGCTCAATTAAAGTCTCATAGACAATCGCGATTTCTTCGGCATTAACTAAATCTTCAAATGAATACCAACGAGATGGGTCAGCGAGCATACCGCCACCGCAAATAACAGGCTTAAACTTATTAATTAATTCATTTGGTAATGTATCTACCATTTGAATTGGGTATTCATAAGTATCAATTGCGAACTCCCAAGAGGTAGAAGCAATTAGATTAGCCTCATCAACTTCGTCAGTATAATAATTGATATCTACATATTGTGGTTCTGGGGCATACCAAATTGTGTATGTAGGTTTCAAATCTTCTGGCTTATCGAGTCGTTCGTCCATACGATACCACTCATAAGTTTCGCCATCCACATAATAGTTTTCTGGTTTTTTAGCATTGAAATCAATATAGAAGTCAATATACTCACCTTCACGGAAATCAGACTGGTCAAAAGTCAAAGTTTCAGTGCCGACTACTTCATAAGTGCGGATGCCGAATACCTTCTTGATATAACGGATTACTGTGCTGTAAGTCTGTGGCTCTTCTTCCATAGGTTTATAGACAATCTCATAAGGAGAATATTCTAAAACACGAGAAAGAGAAACACGTTTGCCAGGATACACAAAATCTGTCTGATAGCCTTCTGGCTTATGTTTATTTAAACGAACGATATCGCCAAAAGTAGGAACTTGATAGAAATCACGCTCGCTAATTGGGATAACTTCTTCGCTAATAATAGTTCTTGTGCCGTCTAATTCTTCTCTAATATAATTGACGTTGATGAAATTGTTTTGCTCCTGATAAACAACATTGAAAGTCTTATTGTTAAGATTATCAAAATTAATTACAAAAGGAGTTTCTAATTCCTTAATAACGCCAGGGTTATAATAAGCCGGCTGGTATTTATCTACATTAAATTCTACATAGGGGTCCCATTCTTTTTCGCCAGTAAAATCATTACCGCGGAACCAAACCGTCATAGTCTGGAATAGGTTATCACCCTTATAGTAATTAACATAGCAATGTCCAATAGTGTGTTCCAAGTTAGTATCGGTGTATCTATCATCATCGATAATATTGAAACTATTTAATTTAGTGCCGTCTTCGAAGAAGGTCTGGCTTACTTTATCATATAAGCAATTGCTTGGGGCGACTTGATTACCAATCTTGTCATAGAACTGAACTGGAATAAAATCGCGGATTAGAACATCACCTTGATAAATACGGCAACTATAAATACCAATACCCGCTAATCCATCAGCATAAGAACCGGAGTTATTATTGGCGAATAGATATAATGGATAAGGCATCTGGGCACTCTCGGTTTGTAATTTATTAGTATAAGTAAAAATTACGTTGGAGTAGCCTGCTTGTGCGGAAGAATAAATACCAGAGTTAGAGCCGAAGCCGATTGCGTTATCCTCTGTTAAGGTAAGCATATTAGTATTCTTACCTGCCTTGGCTTCATAGGTATTGACTCCCGTTAAGTTGGTGCCATACTGCGTCTGGTTATTAAAACGCATAAAATAAGAGCCTTGATTGCTGGTGCTACCAAATAGGTAAGCATAACCGGCATTTACTTCGTGTAATGGCACATAATTATCTACACGCTTACATTCCATAATAACTGTCAATTTAGACATATCAGTAGTAGATACGCCAGTATTAATAAACGCGTGGTTTAAAGTCCATTCGGGATGTAAGTGCTCATAATCGCCTAAATCGTTATGTTGTAAGAATAAGAAGCGATGTGGATAGTCAATTCCATCAGGGTCTTCTGGTTCAACCTCTTTGATATATACAACATCAACAGAACTTAAATCCAGAAGGGCAGAGAAATTAACTGGACCATTGTATTGTAGAATGCCGTCGCCCGCATAGCCTGGCTTATAAGCATTTAAGTCTAATCCTAAATCAAATAGAGTAGTGCCTAATTCAAAATCAATTACTCGATAAGTTATATTAGAACTACCTATCCAGTTCATATCCGCTACTTCGTCGATATAATAGCGGACTGGGGTTTTATATTCAGTCGCTAAATATAGGACATCATAAGCAGAGCCTAAACTCTCAAAATCCATTAGAGCAGTAGAACTATACTTATCAATAATGCCGGGTTCATAATATTCGGGACGATATAGGTCTAAATTAATAATATCCTTTAAACGAATACCACCGACTACATCGGCTTCATTAATAGTAATAATACTTGTATTAATTGTGCTATAAGCACTACTTAATTCTTGTCTATATTTAACAATAATGTTCTTGGTTCTTAATTCTACAATCTCACTATACAAGATAATAATAGGAGATGCTTGTGTTAGTGCGGAAAGTGAAACTTCGCCGTCATAAGAAGCCAATTCATCAAATTGATATCCTTCCGGTCTATGTAAAGAAATAGGAATAATATCATTTAAAATTGGGTTATTTAAGAACATTAAAGCATTAATTTCTATACGCTCTTCAACTGGGGTGCTATCAAAAGAACCAGTATAATATCTCACTACAATTGGGAAATTAATTTCCTTATAGTAGATTTGTAGTATGCCGGCATTCATAACACTATGATAAGTCTCATAAGTATCAGCATTATAAAGAGCACCCTCTTCATACTCACTGGTATGATACTTATCTAAATTAAGGTTCATATCACGGACTACATCAAAATCAGTTTCAAATGCGTCCATATATTTAGTAGTAATTGTGTTAGTTGCTACACGATACCAATTGGGGTAAGTGCCAACGTAGTATTCTACATAAAGAGTATTTTCGGTTCTATTATAACGCACCACATAAGATAGTCCAAGAGTATCATAAGTGATAGTATCATTCTCGCCAAAATCTACGACGAAACCTTCATTAAAATAGCCACCTTCTGGGCGGAATGCGTTTAAACGAATAATATCTTTCAGGGTCATACCTTCAATGATATCGCTTTCCCGCACACTCAATACAGCAGTGTCTATTAACTCATAGGTGCCGTCATCTTGTTCCTTTTCATAGCGAACTGTAATGTTTTTACTTTCCTCATTTTCTATCTTTTGGAAATATACGTTAATTGGGCTGGCTTGTAGCAATGCCTCAACTGTTAATTCGCCGTCATATCCAACAGATGCTTTGTAGCCTTCTGGTTTATAGGTTTTTACTTCTACCAATTGGCTAATAGAATTAATATTCTTTAACTCCGGATAAGTGAAAGAAATAATGCGAGACAATAGTTCATTGTAATATCCTGTGCCGTCGTCCATATAATAAGCAACATTTAAATTGTAAGATATGGGAGCATAATTAATAATAAGGGCACTCAAAGATTGTAAGTTTTCATAGTTGAGTTCAATACCACCCAAATTAGTGGCAACACCCATATTATAATATTGAGGCAGATATTTATTTACATCCACGCCGATGCTTTCTAATGTATTACCTTCTTCTTCAAAAGAAGACGCTCGAATAGTAATACTTTCAGTTGCCAATAGAGTAGAATTATTCTGGTAATAAACTACCGTTAATTTAAAAGAATTCGTCATATTGGCGTTGGTAGTATAAATTTCTCGTGAGCCCTTGGCGTAATCACTTGTTAGAGTATAACTAACAACAAAATTACCATTTTTAAGACGATTAGGTTTAGATGCTCCTTGTAGGCTCACATCAAACAGCAAACTTAAATCATCAAATTGTAGGGTAGCCTTTTTAAGCATCTGGGTTAGACGACTTATTCTCATAAAGGCTTCTTCTTCATCGGCACACAATACTAAAAATTCTAATTCGATAGTCTTAAATCTATCTTGTTGTCTAATGGCAGTAGGTTGAATATCACCATCCAACCAATCTTCCATAGTATCAACTTTATTACTATTTAAGACACGATTATAGAGTTGTATGCCGAGACTGCTTAAATCAATGCCGTTAATTAACATTAATTAAATTCCTCCTTGTCTTTGGACTTCTAATCCAATGTTATTTAACATAGAGGCATTTTGTTCCTCTTGGCTGGGGGCAGACTGTTGAGTTTCTCTTATTACTGTGTCTATATTTCCACTACTGGAAGTATTTGTAAAGGTTTGTTCAGTCTGCTGTTGAATTAATGACATTACATTTTTTTCCATAACTATACCTCATTAATCCCTAATTTGTTAAAAATTTCTTGTCTCTCTTTTAAGGAACCGCCACTGTATCCTTTATCCTCTTTAAGATAAATAGGGTCTTTAATATTTTTCAAGGCTTGACCTACTGCTAATTTAGTTAAATTTGCTTCCATCTCTTTACGAGTTAAATACCCTTCATATGCGTCTTCAATTTCTTTTGGCGTCATCTTAAAAAAATCAGCGGGGGCTATTCCCATTTCGCCTACGGCTTTGGTATATAACCCCCCTATATCAAAAAAGGATGTGAGGGATTGAGGAATGGCTGACATAATACCGGGCATTAAATTACCCTCATCAACTGCCGTTTTGACAAGAGCAATTTCTTCATTTGTAATGTCAGGGTGCTGGCTGATTAACCCACAATACAAAATGAATTCGGTATTTTGTTCCTCACATAGATTTAAATTTTGAGCCAATAGACTTAAACCTTTCAGCCCAAATTTGACCTCAAAATATTTTTGAGGAGTTCTAATAATCATTTCCGTTCTAACGGACCTGTGCCTAAAATGGAAATATTATATTTGAATTGTTTATCAAATACCGCAGTTAAAGGGAAATTTGTAATTAAACCTGTCCCCTTAAAATGAATATCATTTATAATAATTTCCACTTCAATTCCAGCGTTAGACATAAAAGCCTCTTCCAAAAGAGAGAGAGAATTAGAATTGGCTAAATAAATACCATTACACTGGATATTCCACATTTTTAGACCGTCCATATTTTCAGCCCATTCCGCTTTGATTTTATTAGTAATTTCAATTGGGGTCATAGACTGATTGAGGGTCGCTCCTGTTTGTCCGCCTACCGGCTCTTTATTTACATAAAGAATTACATCAATTCCCTTTTGGGCTGGATTAAATGTCATTATCTTCTTCCTCCTTTGCGGAATAAGTAAGAAGAAAAGTATATCTAATAACACCGTGCTTGCGGATTGGACCAGTCCCATTGTCATCAATAATACGAGCAGATTGTTGATTCGCCGAAATGATATATGGATTAGTCTCTCTTAAATATACTATATTGCGGTTTATGTTTTCAATAATTTCTAATATTTCTTTTTCGCCTGAATAAGTAGAATATACATCCAACATAAAACTAACAGTTTCGGTGGTGGTATCAAATGATTGGCTAATTTGATGCCCGTCTGTGCGGAGCATCAACCAAGGAAATAATTCTTTATATTCTCCACTGTCTGTAATATGATAGCCGAGTTTTTGAATTAATTCGTAAAATTGGCGTTTAAGTTCTAAAACCATATTACTCTACCGCCTTTGGGTCAGGCACGATAGTATAATTATCTACACTATCATACTTACCTAAATATAAATATTTCGCATAAAGATGTTCTATGATTTCGGTTTCAGTGCCGTCTTCCTCAATAATAATAGCAGTATGAGGTTCAGACCAATCATATACATATCCTTCGGGTGCCTTATAAGCACGCATTCTATTACTTACATTAGCCATTATACTTCCTCCTTTAAGTAATTTGTGTTTCAGGTATGACTATCCCTATTTCCAGGTATTCCGCTTGCGTTTCCACGCTAACTCTCGCCGCGTTTTCAGCCCAGCGTTGAAGAAAATTTTGCGAGTTAGCCTGCCTGCCGGTATTAATCTCACTGAATATTTGGTCATACATATAATAATATTCCCACGTTAAAACAAGTTCATAGGCTCGCACCCATTCATCATAAGCCGAGTTAATAGCGGTCTCAATTGCCTGCTCAAAATAAGGCTGTGCGTCTTGCTTCCAAGTGCCATATTCTACAAATTGAGCGTATTCACAATCAGTATATAAAATTATATCCAATCCGTCTATATAGCATTTAATTGAACTTAATAAATTACCAGTGCGGACGGGGCAATTGGAACGAATAACACTATCAAAAGTATTTTTGAATATCCAATTGCCCATAGTATAATCTGCGGGGAATTGAAAATTACGCGTAGAAGACCATAAGCCTAAATCATTTTGTAAATTAAAACTCGCGTATAAGCCCATTACTTACACCTCGCTATGTAAATCCTCCACGTGCTGGGCTAACATAGCCTCTTTCTTTTCTAACTCATAGACACGCTCAATAACATTATTATGAAGATTTACTTTTTTTTCTAATTGTTCAAGGCGATAATTAGTTAATCGAGCAGACGCAATAACACCTAAAATAGAGCCCAAAGCAGTGCCCAAAAAACCAATTATCGCGATAATTATTGTCTCACTCATTTCTATTTACCTCATTTATTATAAAAAATATTAATTGATGTGGCTTTATATACATTTAATGAAAAATTTAACGTTAAAGTCATATCTTCATAAGTAGCAGAGGTAAAATATTTACCAGAAGAGTAAGAATTACTTGTATTTTGATATACTACATTAATTCCGGTTCCATCATAATAAAGAACCAGAGGGTATCGAACCGCACTTATGTTCAAACCGGAACTATCGTTCGCACATACCATTAAAGCCATAAAAGGCGTATCAGCAGAAGGTAAATAATCTTCTAAATACCAACTAATAGTAGCACTGCCTACATCACCACGAGTAAGTTGTAGATATTCTAATTCGCCTCCGCCAGTAGTCAAATTAGAAATTGCCGTAGCCATATTTAATGGAGCAATAAGCCCAGTCTCTCCGGTTTTAGAACGAATAGCATCACCAATAGAAGTTAGAGTGCTTTCTTCAATAAATACTTTACTCATTAATAAGCACCCTCCTCTGCGACGCCAATAGCGGATAGAGAAGCATCAATCATAGCCTGAATTTCAGTTGCGGTTTTAAATTGTGAAACATCAGGAATTTGGATTTCTGCTTTTACCTCATTAACTAAATCTTGCTTTTCGGATTCCGTCCAATAATCTACGCCCTTGACGGGGGCTGGTCCGGTTAATCCCTGGGGTCCCTCTGGACCCGTTGGTCCTTGAATTCCTTCCGGTCCTCTTTCCCCTTGGGGACCCTGTGGTCCCATTTCGCCCTGCGGTCCTTGTGGTCCTATCGGTCCCGCAGGTCCAGTTAAACCGATAGGTCCTTGTTCCCCCGGCATACCTTGAAGACCCTGTATTCCTTGGTCTCCTTTGGGACCTTGCGGTCCTATTGAACCCTGTGGTCCCGCAGGACCTTCTGGACCCTGGGCACCCATAATGGTCATAATTTCCTGCCATTCATTGGAGGCATTCTTAAATTTTAAAACACTCATTTAGGCATCCTCCTTTATACTAATGTAATAGTCCAACCTTTATTGGTCGCGACTGCGATTTCTTCTTCGGTTAATGTATTTATTGCCCCGCCATCTGTTTTAGAGCCTGCTCTGCCACTAAACTTAATAGTATTAGTTCCACCAGCGGTTGCTAAATAAGCGGAAGTATCAGGTAAAGAATTAATAGTAGCAACAGCACTATCGTGGTTATAACGAGAATAGGCTATATCTGTGGAAAACCAGTCTGGGTCATTTTTTAAGGCTTGATAAGTAGCGTCGTCTTTTACTTCTTTGTCTGCGGTAATTCCGCTATTATAATTTATACAACTACTGGATTTACTGCTATACCCTACATATTGTGTTAAATCTATGGTTTGTTTCTTCCATTTTACACTAACAGGACTTCCGTCTTCATTTTTAGCGAATGTAAAATTTTTAATGCGATGGCAATTAACAAAAGTCGAGTGAAATATATTCGCAGTCCTTGGTGTTGTATCAATAGCAACAACTGGCAAATCAACAACCTCGTCAAGAACAAAACAGTAAGAAAATAAAGAACTATAACAACAACCACTCTCATAAACACTGGGGTTGGTGTATTTTAACCATCCAAGAGGGCATTTGCGTAAAGAATAACAATATTGAAACATATAATTACATATTCCTGTATAAGTGCCGGTTAATTTATCCATATAACTAAAATCCCAAGAGTCAAAATAATCATCAGGGATTTCTCTTAAATTATAACAACCACAACATATATAAGAAAGAGAACTGGGACTTGCTCCTATAATTTTAGGCAATTCTTTTAAATTCTCCGCATAATAAAACATATTTTTCATATCTATACCACTATAAGTGGGGTCAAAATTTAAATCAAAAGGAATTTTTTTACTCAAATTCTTATAAAACATATTATCCACATAACGCAACCCTTGTGTGGTTATTGTATCCCCAAATAAATCTATATAAGCGGACGAGACAGCCCCAGCACACGCATAAGAAGCCTGGGAATCAATGACGATGGGCTCTACTTCTGCTCCTCCGCCACTAATACCCTTAATCTCTTCGGGCATCTGGTCCAGAGTTAGTAAATCTTCTTTTCCAGTCTTTTCTCTAATGGCATCGCCGATAGCAGATAACTTATTAATAAGAGCCATTTTCAATCACTCCTATCGCATCGTTAATCATTTGTTCCACCTCTGCGGAAGTAGGATAATTCACAGAAGGCTCGCCATTAGTGTCAATCCAAACATTAATAGAACTATCAGTGGGCTCATCCGTTCCTATATAAACTCCACTTGGTCCAGGTTCGCCTTTTGGTCCCGTTGGTCCAATAGGACCTTGGGAGCCCATAGGACCTGCTACACCTTGCTTTCCTTCTGGTCCGGCAGGTCCAACCGGTCCTTGCTTGCCTTCTGGTCCTTGAATTCCCGGTTCGCCTTTTTCTCCCCGGGGTCCAACAGGACCACGATAAGTAGGATTAGCCATTTCAGCCTGGATAATTGGCTGTGCTTCTAAATTGGCTTTTAAATTATTAGTTTTAATCATTAGTAAGACACGCCCCCAACTACTTTAAATTTCGCGGGACCGATTACGGTATCAACGCGTCCGTCTGCGGTATTAATTTGAATATCATAATAATAATCGCCAGGAGCAATATCAGTATCAGTTGAAGTAAGATGAATAAGAGCCTTATAATTGCTGAATTCAGTAATCTTTTTTTGTAGGATATATTCTTCTTTCTCTAACTCGTTATTAATAGTAAATAGGACTTCGTCGCCAGTATCCAGTAGATAGTTATCAAGAGCAAGAACAAAATCCGCAGTGTCTTTTGCTACAATCTTCATAGCCTTACTGTCTTTATCAAATACTAACATAATATCCCTCCTTACTCATTTACTTCCATAAGAACAGCAAACCATTCATTGCCACTCTTAATTTGACGCATTAGCTTATACATCTTACCACTAAATTCATAGCGGGTATGAACATATTCGTCTAACTTAATATTAGTAATAACATTAAGGGTGAGTGCGGTTGTGGCTCCATACTGGGAGATTTGAGTCTGGGTTGCCCCGACTGAAACGTGAGCCGGCACTCTTTCTTTATATTCTTTATTTGCGGTATTGCCTCCCATACCATCGCCGGTAAGGGTTAGAACAACACGCTGGATTGTATCTCTTTTAATCATACTGTTTTCACCTTTCTATATTTATTTAGTAGGCGAACAACTTTATCGCTATAAAAACTATCGTAATCGGCAGACACGCCAGAACTACTTTGACTTGTAGTCCCTTCACTACCAATACGATTATAACGCTCAATAACCATCTGAATAACTACGAAATCTAACTTCTCATTATAAGCAGGTAGATTACAATAGACATACGCCTCTTCTCGGCATAAACCCATTAAAGTGGATAATAGTTCGTCTTGGGCGTCATCCTGAATGTTAAGTAAAATCTTAATCTTATCTAACATAATTCAATCCTCCGCTAAAAAAATAAGGGCTCGCCTGCCCTATAAGCAAGCAAGCCCAATATCAATTAACCACCAATGGTAATCTTAACAGCCTTGGTAGCGTCAGTTAGAGCAACGACAGCAACCTTACGACCGAATACGGAATTCTTACGATGGTCAGCATCGCGTTCCTGCTCAACTTCGGTGTCCTTCTTAATGAATAGAGAAACAGCATCCTTGGTAGCGAGGTAGCCCTTGCCAGCCTCAACAGCCTTGGAAACGATTACAGGAACACCAGCAACAGTGCCGATATAACCAGTGCGGACGAAACCTTCGCTATAAGAGAGGTCGTCTTTAAGAGCCTTACGGAACTCTGCCTTATCAGCAGGAGAGATTAGAAGGAATAGACCCTCTTCATTTTCGAGGTTCATCTTTGCGATAGCATCAACAACAACGTCGAAATCCCAAGCAGTGCCGTCCTGGGTTAGGGTAGCCTTGTCAAATTCGCCAATAGCAAGAGTAGTGAATTGGTTAATTAGGTCGGCGGAAACGCCAGCAAGACCAGTATCAACAACCATAGGGTCAGTCATTTCCTGCTCATCGAAATAGACGAAACGACCCTGGAAGGTCTTAACTTCATACTCATTAGAGGTGAAACTTACTTCAATATCCTTGGTGTTGCCTTCGCCCATTGCGAGTTCCTCGACGCCAGAAGTAGCAGAATAAGTATGAACCTTAATCTTCATACCAGGCTCCTGGGTTAGGGAAGTATCAACAGTCATATAAGCGTTTAAATCTACCTGGGTAGCAAGCATATCTGCTAACTTATTAGCAAGAACAAAATTTTCATAAATAGTATGTGCCATAATATATTATCTCCTTTTTAATCACGTTTAGTAAGTTGTGAATACAACTTTGGATTAGTTCTATAAATTTCAGCCTGTTGGGCTACATTAAGTTTGCTAAATTCTTCACGTGTCATACCGGTCTGTTTGGCGGAGCCCGTCTTCGGAGATGGGTTAGAAATCTTCTTCGCTACTGCGTCGCTTACTGCGGACTTAAAAGCCTGCTCAAAGACATTAATATTTTCTAACATAGTTTCTGCGTCTTCTGCGACAATATAATCTACAAACTCAACTGGTAGTCCTCGTGAGGAGAGCACCTTGGTTGCTTCTAACTTATTCTGGGTGATAGTGAATTCACGCTCTCTACGCTCTAACTCTTCCAACTTCTGGTTGTATTCATAGTCTTTGCGTTGAGCTTCATCCATAGTCTTTAACTTTTCAGCCTCTGCCATTTGGCTTTCAAACTGCTTCTGCTGTTTCTTTAATGCGTTAGAAACCCTGCGGTCGCCCTCTTTTTGGAGCAACATTTGGACTTCACTTTCAGTATAAGTTTTCTCAACAGTAGTTTCCCCGGTATTGTTCTCGGTTAAACCTTCGGTTCCGGAACCCTTAACTTCAATATTTTCAGTCATCTTTATATCCTCCTAAATTTTAAGTTGCCTTCTCGCATAGAGAATTCAACCTCATCAGTAATAATTGAAAATTATGCCAAACCACTGAAACAAAATTGTCCTACTCTTCCTCTAAAATTTCTTCTGTATATTCAACAAAAGAGCAAGCACAATTTGGGTGATAAGGCGGTAGTAGGTCGCCCATCTCCGCTTCTTCTAACGGGACTGCGTCGCCTACGTAATCTAAACAAATTCCACCGCACACTGCGTCGCCGACAATCTCTACATATTCTACGCCAATAGACAATAGAACCTTTTTAGTAGCCTTGGACCACATAGCCATAGTTTCAGTTTTAAGCAGACGCTCAAATTCATAGAATGTGCTGTCAGTCAATTTCTTCCATTCTGCTAACATCCATTCATAGCCCTTGCCTTTGCGAATGCCCTGTTCTAATATAATAGCCAATTTATTCTGGTAGTCCAAGAGATGAGAATAAAGCCTATCACTAAATATCTTCCCATCCTGGCACCACGGCTTTAAAACCACGGTTTGTTCCACAAGGAAATCAGGTAGTATGCCGAACTCTGTGCGGTTATAGATAGAGAAGGTAGCCCGCATAGTCTCTTTATATGAACGCATCATACTCTCTTTAATAACCTGGGCTCCCATCCAACACCAATCTACAAAACGGCGTAATTCTTTTCGCTCTATATCCTTCAACGCCATATATAGTCGTGGGTGGTTCTCTAAATCTATCTTCATATCTAAATGTAGTAGCCCATCTTTAATTAGTTTATCTAAATCTTGTTTGACGCTTATCTCGAATTCTTCCAATAGTATCTCAATCATTTCTATGAGTTTCTTTTGGTCCTCATAAGCATCAGCCAATAGAGATAGAACAAGTTCTATTGTGGGCTCAATGTATGGATTAATTCTCTTTCGGGGCTTCATTCGCTTCTACTCCCTTTTGGTATTGTGTGCCGAAATAGAAAGCAATGATGGTAGTATAAATCATCATAAACTCTTGCGGAATAACCACGGTTGGAATGAAAATACTACAAATCAATAGGGCACAGAACACTAATGTAGTAGTAATAGTAATAATAGATTTCACTTTAAGTAAATTTTTCCAAGTCTCTTTCATACTCTTACCTCCTTTTTTAAGGGTATAGAAAAACCCCAGAGCGTTTTGCTCCGGGGTCTAAATTAGTCTTTAAGATACGCGGGACGAACCTTTGGGAAGTAATGAAAATAGTTATCACCGAAAAATTTGGGGTTCTTAACTCTATCAACGAGACCGCTATTATACATAGAAGTAAGTCTCTGTGGCGAAATGGCAACACCAAGTTCTTTGCTCCAATCATTAGCAGTCATCCAACAATTACTAACCTGTGTAAGAACACGCTCAAAATTAATACCATTCATTTCAACATAACCATACATCATACCGAGCATCTTTTCATTCATAGATTTTTATTCTCTCTTTCATTTGATATAATAATTATATCATTTATTTTTGTAAAAATCAAATACCTGAATTATAACTCGTTCTCCGCAGGTTCCTCTTCCTCTTCTGTTTCCATAGCCTTGGTTTGATATCCAATAGCAGTCTGATAGAAAGGATTTTCTTCCTTCTCGGTCTTAACTCTCTCTAATTCTGCCTGAACATCCTCTATAAAAGGAATTTGAGCAAGTAGAGTTTCCTTACTTACGATATCACTTAAAGTATTGACCATATTAGCAATGTCAGCATCATTACTGGGAATATTACGAGTAAAGATAATATCAATACTACGCCAATCAAAACTATTGGCAAGCACGCCTTTTATATTAGCCAATAGTTCAATACGTTGTTGTAAGCCTCGTTTGAATTTGCGTTCCTTAATAGCAATTTTATTTTCAGTGCCGAGCAACTTATATTTAATTGCGACGCCAGAAGAGTTAGAAGCAAACTCCTTATCTGCCATATTAGGACACTTGGCGAACTTATGAATGTCAGCATCAATGCGGTTTTTAATGTTCTCAATATTAGCATCACTGGTCTGTTTAATAAGCCATTCAGCCTTGGTGCCTTCATCCATTAGTAAGACACGATTTTCCTTCATCTGGCGAACGTCCTCGCTATCTGCCGTAAAGCCATACAAAGCGAGATAAGCATCAACGAAATACTCAAAGTCATTTAGACTATCGCTCTCTAATTTATCATAGGCATCAATAAGACTAATAATATTTTCAAAGTCGCCGGTCTGCTCTTCGTTGTTCTTATAAATAGCAATTGGCACCATATTAAAATAATGCTGATAAGTTTCCAATAGTTCGAAAGAACTAATACTCTCATTAGTCTTATAACGAATAACTTCCGTGCTATTAATAACTTCTACAATAGTATATTCCTTATCTTCAACAATATCATAATCAGTATAATATCTAATAAAAGCAATGAGATTATTCTCAATAGTTCCATCAAAGATAGGAATACAGCCCTTGGTATCCAATGCCTTAAACCGCACTTCATCTTCTGCCATATAAGTCATTTCATAAGCAACGCCATAAATGCTGGCGTTCTTGGCGAGTTCGGCATTTTCATCTGCTTCATCATTATATTCAAAAATTAAGTTAAGTTCTTCTAATGCCTTATCATCATTGCTGGTATAAGTAATAGGCTTGCCGATAAAATAACCGGTAAGAGTATCTGTAATATAACTCGCATAAGGATTAGCAATCTTATTATTGGGCTTGGTGGGGTCAGTCATTACTCTATTAAGTATTTCATTCTTTGCCAAATAATAATCTTCTAACATTTGTAAGCGAGGTAATTCATTCATCTTATGATTTTTTACGGCACGACGTATTACGTCTTCCGTAAGCAACTTAATATCCTGTAAAATAATCAAAATAATATCCTCCTTAAAACAACAAATCCTTCTTCATTGTTGTCAATTGAGTTCTTGCGTCTAAACATTGGAGCGAATACCTCAAAGAGTCCAGATAATGGTTATAACAATCCTGGGCTTCGTTGATATACTCATTCGTCTGTTTGTCTTTCTTCCAACTGTAATTAGCCAATTCTTCCTGAATATTCTTACAATCAGGATGGACTACAATTTCATACTGTTGGAGTTTTTGAATTCCTTGAAGCACACTGCCTTGCCCCTTCACACACGGTCTAATGCGGGGCACCCCGTGTCGCTTAATTTCTTCGATTGATTTTTGTTCAGCACTGTCCGCACAAATGATACTTTTGGCGAAACCCATCTCCTTAATCTTATCTGCGATAGCATCATTAAGGAAATTCGTGCCACCCCATTCTTTAAACACGTAGATGCGTCGTTCATTTTCAACCAAAAGAGACGCAACAAAAGCGGTCGGGTCATTGGTATAACCAAAGTCCAAACCGCAAAGTAATTGACCCTTAATGTTATCTGGATTAAACTCCATAACTTGCCAATTATTATATATTAACTTGTCTAATGACCCAAACTCTCCTAACGCGTAAATCTTATAATAAACTTCATTAGTAGCCTTCATCATTAGTAAGGCTTTTACATAGTCCTCCGGAAGATGAGGATTATCAAGATAAGTAGTATGAATTATTTTCACAGTTTTTCTAAACTCTTTTAATTCCGGGTTATCGGCAAAAAATTGTAAATAACACCAATTCGCCTTTGACACGGGATTTAGTGATAGGATAATTTCTTGGTCTTCTGCCCGCGGGTCTCTAACACGCAGGTTAATTTGGCTGAAATCGTCCAGGGTAAATTCTGTCGCTTCTTCCAGCCAGGCGTCAGTAAGTCCAGCGATGGATTTGATTTTTTCGGGGTCATCCAAACCCATACACAGGAATGATGAACCATTAGGCAAGGTGATTGTAAAGTCGGTCCTATTAATATTACAATATTTTAATATATTAAATTGACTTAACACATCCAATAGCAACTGAAAAGTAGAATTCTTGGTTGTGCGATTTACCTTGCGTAGGACCAGTATTTTGCGTTTGCTTTTTAAGGCTTTATAAATAAGACGTTGTGCTATAAAATAACTTTTTCCACTGCCGGCTCCCCCATAAAACACCAAAAAACGGTGCCCGGACGGCTCCAAATGTGGCAAATAAACGGGGTTAAATATATTAGTATGAATTCGTAATTTTAGAGCCACAGCACTTGACCGTGTTGAACCAGTAGAGAACGTAATAGATAAGAAATTCTCATATCAATTTCTCTATTTAATTTTACAAATTCTTTTTGTGCCTCTTCATCTTTTAACTCTTCTGGATTTGCGGTAATAGCCATCCGCATAGCCATTAGTGAGTTGCTAAATTCCTGTGCTTTTTCTGCGGAACTCTTAAATAGTTCCTCTAACTGTTTCTTCTGTTCGTCAGTCATTATTATCCTCCACTAATGATACCTCAATAGTATCTTTATTTTCTGTTTTAACAACCTGTAAGCCAAGGTTTTTAGAGAGTAATTCTAATGCTTTAAGTTTTGCCGAGGTATTATACACTTGGTCGCCTTTTTCAGCAAAACCAATAGAAGCCAATTCAGTTATAATACGTGTGGCGTCTATGTTAAGACTTTCATATATTTCTTCACGACGCTTGCGAATATACTCAATTACCTCTGGGTCTTTTAAAATTGTATATGGATATCTTGGATTTTTCTGTTCTTTCCCGTCTTTGGGATACGCGACCCGATATGCCTGAACCGCGTTAAATCCATTGGCTAAATAAGCCTCCGCAAAAATTCTGCGGGCTTCTGTCATACGAAATCACTCCTTCCCTTTTGGCAGACCGAACACATTCTTATATTTATTCCACTCGGTTAAACTTTCATTTAACTCGGGGCTGGATTTAAATAACCATATACGGTTGCCGTTTTTGTGTTTAGTTTCGTTTGTATATGTAAAGCCTTGTAATTTCAGGAAATTTTTAAGTTGTAATGAATAACAGTAGAAATATGTGGTTTGGTTAGACATAATGTATTCTCCTCTTCTAAATAAACATAAACTTTAAAGGTGCCTTTTTTATTCAAAACTTGTTTTGAATAAAAAATAAATAGGTTTGAAATCTATTAGGGGACTAATAGGCTAATATCTATTAGGATAACTATTAGGATATGGGTAATTAAATAATTCAACCGAAGATAATCTTTTAATTCATCGTCTTGTAATTATTTATTACGTCGTAAGGTAATAAAATAATACATCGTAAGGTAATAAAATGAATCACTTTTTACTTAATGTCGGCATAACTTTCCGCCACAAAATATAATGTCTTTGTCGGCACTGGAATTTCTTTGCCGTCCTCGGTATAATGAATAGCATAATATTCATCATAAGAAATTATTCCTTCCTCCTGGAATAATTTAAGTGTTTCAGTAATCATAGCACTAATTGCTTTATTGTCTCGTGAATATCCAAGACGTTCGGCAATTTCATAATTGCGGAATACATATAGTTCGTGATTTTGTTTTTTCCACATAAACCAGTCCAATAGGATGGTATAAATTCTTAACATTTGCTTTTGGCGGAATGTCGTTAATTTTAATATCATATCTCTGTCAATTAATTTATACTTATCTTCTGGATTTTGCGGAAAAACGTAATTATTACCTTCTTCTGCGATTAAGCCTTTTTCAATTAATTTATCCATATGCCGTTTTAATTGGGCTCGTCCGCTGAAATCACAAGTAGCGTAAATTGTAGGACGCAGTTGTGCGTAGTTCCTTTTAGATAGATATAATTTATCCCCATCATAAGTCGCATAATAATACAATAAACCGTATAATAAATCATTAGTTTCATAATTCATAAAATTCGCCTCCAATGATATACGACGCTGATAGGGTTTAATAGTAGTTAATTGTGCCATTTTAAATCTTCTCGCTTCCTGTTAAAATAATAATAAATAGTTAAAATAAGGAGACCCCATTAAATAGATACAATAGGCTTTTCAAAAAAAATACAGAGAGAAAAGGAATGAATTATGGCAAATGCCGTGCCTTGTATCTATATTAATGGGGTTTAGTAAAGGAGAAACCCAACTACGAGTTGGATTTATGCGAAGTGATTTGACCACGACCCGTAAAATGGTCTTTCACTTTCTATATATATTATACCATTTTTTTTCTGTGAGGTCAAATTTGTGCCTCTTTTGGGTCAGGCTCTTCCGCAAGCGTGAAATAACCAATTTTAAATGGACTTCGTGCTCGGTGAATATTAGATGAAATCTGGGCTTTGGATAAACCTGTAATTTCGTGTGCCTCATTAATACTACTGAACTCTTGGATAATTTCCCCTGTTTCAGTATCTCTTAACACTATTGGAGTAGAAGCCCATTTAATAGTAAAATTATATCCGTAAGGACGAATGTTATTACGATTTTCCTGTTTAGTGGCAAACCGCAAATTCTTATAATAATTATTATAATGACATCTATCAATATGGTCTATATAAATTCTACCTGCTTCTTCATCATAGCCTTCGCAAAAATGTTTTGCGACAACACGATGAATTTTATAAAAACGCTTCTTTTTTCCGAAATTAATTGTGGCATATCCTTCTTTATCGTAATAAAGGGCACGGATACAACCTGTTTCAATATTACGAATACGACCAAAATTTGAAACTTCATAAGTTGGTTCTTCTGTAAATTGCTTCCAAATTTCTTCTTCGC